TCGTCCACCCACGCGAACATACGCTTGGGCAGCTTCTTCCTCTGCTTGTATGTAAGCTTTGCTTTCTCTACGCCTTCCTCGTCTTCTTCCTCTTCCTCGTCGGCAGCCTCGACCTCTTCATCACCGACAACGTCGTCAAGCAGCTCTCTCAAACTACGGGCTGTGTACAACATGTCCATCAGTGCAGATACCGTAGATCTGATGTCGGATGGATTCGTGATAATGCCGAGCTGCTGTAACACGTCCACCAGTCTGCTTGCAGCTTCCTTGTGATCCTCGTCCGCACCTACGATGTCCAACAGCGCTTCCACATGGTGGTGAACAGCTTTCAGGAGCTCTTCTTTCTGAATGTCATCTGCATCCTCACTCTTCGCCAGGACAAATGGAATTTTGTTGGCAGGCTTACGCACCAAAGACAGTCTGTTGATGACCATATCCTTTAGGAGAGTGGGCACCTTCTCACCTCACTCGCTTTCCGTATCCTGCCATAGAGTAGCCAGTCAGCTCGCTCTTGACCATCTTCCACAGTTCCTCGTCCCGGATGTGAGTGACCGCCACCCAGGACCCTCTAGGTACCATGATACTAGACCCAGGGTAGCAAAAGTCCGTCGGTGCTATGAAACTCTCTACTACCACGGCGTCCACGGGCACATCGGAGTGCTCCACGTCTACAAATGCGTTACCGCTCTGCAGGTTGATCATGAACCGATGCGCAGCCTTTTCGATCTCCTCTGCAGTAGTGTAGTCACCCTGGGCATCAACTACGTTCGGAGCGTAGACTACGCCATATACGAGTCTGCGTTCCTCGTCTGTCTTGATGATCGTGACATCGGCGCTCTGTCCCTCGTCTTTACGAACTGCCGCCCATGCAACACGAAAGGCATATTGCTCGTCTCCATCGCTACTCTGGTAGGCGCTGTTGAACGCTTTCATCCACTGTCTGCGCTTCTTCGGAGGAAGCTTCTTCACCGGAGCAGGAAGCTCTTCCTCTGTTTTGTACGGCTTCGCGATCTTCACCATTCCTTCGTGGTGGACCTGCGAGTAGTCAGGCTGTGCTTTCTCGAGCTGATTGTGGCGTGCTTTCCCGCCAGCATACGCACGGGCGTAGTACATTATCTCCTTGAACAGCCAGCTGGGCAGGTACTGTTTTGCCTTTTCAAGTAGCTTCTCCAGGTACGTCCTGGACGGCATTGTTTACCTCCTTGAACGCCGCGTTCACGGCAGCAAGCACATCATCCTTCGGCATACCGTCCGTCAGCGCCTTAGCGAGTGTATCTCTGACTCTATTGTATATCCGCTCTGCTCTCTCCTCCCCTATGGCGTCGGACAGGATACGAACGTTGGAGCGTGGATAGATAACGTCGAGCAGAGACGGACCCCACTTGTGTCTGCGGTCCCAGTACCACGCTACCTTGGACACGGTATCTCTGCGCTGCTCCTCGATGACAGACTCCTCAACCTGGCTCTCACTACGTACTGGCAAATCAGCAACCTCGCGTAGCCACCTCTCAAGGTCTGCGTCAGGTGTGATCAGACCGACGTTCACGGTGTCACGCAGGAACGCCGATAGCTCCGTGAGGGTGGGCCGCAGGATCGGGTAGTGGGATATGCGGGGCAGTGTGGGCATGCGGTTCAGCCACATGAGGCGAGCCACAGCGTACCTATTGATGACCTCCTCGATTGCACGCAGCCAACCCTCAAGGGATGTGGTGAACAAGTCCTTCTGCTGGCTCGCAAGCGCATAGCTACCGACCCGTTCCGATCCAAGGGTGATGAACTGAGCCAGCACTGACATGGCGATTCTCTGGTCGTAGCGAGCAATGATTGCGCCCGTATCGAACGATCTGCCTCCTCCACCGGACACAAGCTGTATGTCGAACCCAGGGGGCAGGATGATGCCCTTTGCCCGGTCGGCGCGCAGCTCGTCTATGATTCTCTCTAGCTTTTGGAACAGGGACTGGTTCTGCGGAGCGTAGATGTCCACCCCATCAGGCACGATCAGTTTCGGTATTCCTACCAGGTCACGTTCAACTCCGATGCCCTCCAGCTCCTCAATGAACTTCTTGAAGTACCAAGGACGAAGTGCCGGCCTCAGAATGCTACGTCCCTCCGGGTTTCCTCCCGTGTGCTTTGTCCGGAACAGCAGCATCTTGCGGATCGGGATGAAGATATAGCCCCTGCCAGGCTGGTTCGGATCTACCTGATACATGCCTCGGAGTCCGCCGTCGGGATCTATGGCCCACCGCCACAGAGTGAGCTGCGACCTGTAACCGAACTTACGCCATCCGAGCCTTCCGTCTCTGTAGCGGGACCTCAACGTTGGGTCGTCGTACTCTGACCCGCCCATACGGTATTTGTAAACGATCTCGAAGGCCGCCCAACCGTACGTGAGCATCGTGAGTACGTCGGAGATGAAGTCCTGCCATGTGTGGGACATGTCACCCATGCACTCATAGACAAAGTCCGCATCCCGCTTCGCCTGATCTGACTCGTCTTCAGGATCCACCTTCCACTCCACGGACCGCATCGTCTGCTCGATAGCGAGCATGATGGCTCCGATCACCGGGTCGGTATCCACCATCTGTCGGAACGTCTCACGCATCCTTTCAGGTGTGAGGCGCGTGAGGCGCTCCTCGTAGACCACTCCTGCAGCAGTCCTGAATCCGCTTACGCCCAGCTCTTCCGTGGGGTTGGAGCTGATGACGGCCGGGGCAGGATAGTACTTGGTTACAGTTTCAAGATTTCCGCTAGACTCGTTCTTTCTTCTCCTCGCCACGGTGGCTCCTCCGTAAGTAGCCCGCCAGACACAAGCGTGGGCTCCTTCATCATCGATTCTATCTGTTCCATGGTCGGCATAGTGTAGGCATAAGTGCGGACTTCAGCGAACGCGTACACGACAGCATCAGCACGATCCGGAGAGGGTATACCGCGCTTCCTCATCTCAAGCTTGGACTCCATCTTGATGAGCCCGTGTGGCGTCGGGGAGAAAGTGGGAGCCGACAGCTGCCCGTACAAGATGTCCTCCTCCGGATCCTTGTAACGTGCGAATGACACCTTTCCGTCCTGAATCGCTTTGCGGAACTCGTACCAGAGTTCGGTCCTGTAGTCGTGGTATATATCTGGGTACGAGGTAGGCTCTCTCACGTCCACCCCAACTACTGCCACGTCGTTCGGAACAGCTTCCTTCAGGAACGAGTAAACACCAGACCCGACGCCGATCTTGTCCACACGGACCTCCTTGGCATTATGCTTGCGGATGATGTGCATGATCCTCTGACACGTGTCCGCAACATCTGCGCCCGTCCAGTGGTAAAGCCCCAGCAAGTAGTAGCCACGCCTCACGGCCACGACAGTTTCCGCGTCTCCCATTTCCGCTACGTCCACGCCGAGGATTACAGGCCCCTGCGGATCGCCCAGATCGGCATTCTTAGCCTTCTCTATCAGGTCAGGCGGTATGACTACGTTGCTGTACTCTGCGCCCGGAAACTCACCGAGCACGCGGATCTTGTACAGGGGGTGGTTCTCGCCCCAGATCCGTCTACGCTGCTCGACCCACTCCCACGTGATCAGGCCTGGGATGACGGTACGCCTCTGCCTCACGTTGGGAGTGTCGAACGCCGAGATGCTGTGCTTCACGAAGTGAGCGCCGAAGTTAGGGTCGTTGAAGATTCTGTAGAAGTAACCCTGGTTCCGGGTGGGGTTCCCGATTGCGAGGATGCGAGCGTTTCCAGATGCCAGCAGTGAGTCCACTGCCTCCCACATGGGCTCGGGGTAACCACTTGCTTCGTCCACGACTACGAGTACGTTCTCGGAGTGGATACCCTGCAGCTTGTCCGGGTCGTCGGTCGCTACACCGATCGCATATGCATCCTCTGAGAGTGTGTACGAGCCGGTGAGAGGTTTTCCTCCGAGAGGGACTTTTGACTTAGCAATCATACGGTTGATTTCGCGCCAGATGATCGTGAACACCTGCCTCGCCGTGGGAGCGGTCGTAACGGCCACGCACGGCTGGTACAGATTCACGAACGTGAGAACTATGGCGGCCGCACAGAAAGACTTGCCACTTGCGTGGCACGACCTTACCGCAACAGCATTGTGACGAAATACATCCTCAAATATTCTGCGCTGCTTTTCCCACAGACGTATTCCGAGGA